CCCTCCGATCCGGATGATGTGGAAGTGGATACGCGGTACCCGCTGCCGGCATATCTCGGATTCTCTTTCAGGAACTTGTCCGCAGCCTTTTTGAAGTCGGTTTTGTCATCGACCAGCTTGCCCACCTTGAACATCACATAATCCAGGTCATCGGCTTTGACGTTCTTGTCCCGCAGATAATCCCTGTGATCACGCTCCTCCAGCTGAGCTTTGTACTGATCTCGCTCCCGCTCCAATGCACTGGCATCCGGCTGCCGTGATGCCTTGTCGCGTTTATATTGTTCGATGGCCGCAGCAGCTTCCTGCTCAGACAGGCCCTGCTGCTGGAAGTAGCTTTTCAGCGCTGCCTTGGATGCCCTGTCGGCCCTGCTGGTTGCGATCTCATCGAGCTGCTCATAGGTAAATGTTCCACCGGTGCTTTGCTGGCCACCGTTACCAGATCCGGCGTTCTGGCCGCCGTTGCTATTACCATTGTTGCCTTCATCATCAAACAGATGCAGGTTCATCAGGTATCTGTACTTCATATGACCTCCGTTTATGGGCACGTTAACCCCTCAGAGCTTTTTACGCCTTCATGGATTGGGCAATAAAAAACAGACCTCATTCCGGGTCTGTAATGAACATGATGCAATTGTATTGCTCATTGATGGCCAGGAGTCCGATGTACCAGGCATCGACCAGAAGCCTGCCCTTGTCGCACAGCTCCTGCCACTCAATTATTGTCTTCCCGTCGCCAGTGTCGGCGCGGATCCGGTTGTCGGTAAGCCGCTCCAGCGCATTGATCAGCGTGCAGGTCAGTGCAGATATAGCGCTGCACACGATGTCCTGGCCGTCTATGTGGTAGCCGGCGTGGCCGTCCATCCGGATGCTGTGATTTGTCAAATGTACTGTGATCATGATTTTCTCCATGCTATACTTTCTTCACAGGTCACTGCCATGGCCGAGTCTGAAGAAAGGATATGAATTATGACAAAAGAAGAATTCATCGATGCCTTTATGGATAATTTGCAGTTTACTCTCGACAACAACCGCGAAGATATTATTGTCAAGGTAACCGAAGGCATCCTTCAAGAGCTGGACAAAACCCAAGTCAAGCTCTGCGACAGAATTATTCGCTCAGCTGTTCAGATTTCCTGCAGTACTCTACTCGACGAATTATGTGAATTGCAGGTAATCGAACCAGAGAAGTGGACTCTTCGCGAACAACGTCCTGAATTACGTCTGATAAAGGGCGGTCTTCATGACAAAACCGATTAACGCTCTTCTGCTGGCCTTGCACCTGTCTTTCAAGGTCAGCAATCCTTTTCTTTAGTTTTCTGTCTTTTCGGATCAGCATAATTCATCTCCATCTGCTCTCCTGTTTTTGGGCATAAAAATACCACCGCCGCATGGGTGGTGGTATTTATTCTGTAACTTCCCTTATGATACGCTCGATTTCTTCCTCACTCGGAATTGGATGGGCTGCATTATATGCGTCTGCTTTTTCTTTGGGCCAACATTCCCCTCCGCCAATTATTTCATCTATCCTGTCGTTCCAAGCTTCGACACCTTCTTTTTCCATTTCTGCCATCAAATCACCTCCACAACAATGTGTTTATCCTTAACTTGAATTATACGATATACGGAATCCTTGTCAATCAAAAACTCACGCTGCTTTGGAAATCTACTGATAGCATCTATATATGCACCTCTGGTACCTTTTCTAGCAAAAATAGTGATCTCATATTCGCCTTTCAAAGCTCGGCTGTTTACCACAGATGAACTTATAAACTGTGGAAGTGTCTTAACATCTCCTCTTCCCAAGCCCTCAAACGGATTTATATTGGTTCTCCTGTGACAGATGATGTCATTCTTCAAGGGGTGTTTTCCCAGTGCCCCTGAGATTGTATCTGCATATTCTCTGAGAACCGCGTCTTCAGGGATATCTCCTCTGAGCATGGCATTCAGGCGTTCATAGAACTTTGGTTTCTCATCATCAAATGAATTTTTAGTGTATTTCCTGATAGCATGCGTTTCCTTTCCAGTAAGGCCTTTAATCCACGGATCGTACTCCTGCCTCAGCACATTCACTACTTGTTCTTCGTGAACAGCCTTAAATGTTCGTGCAAACTCTGGCCCTCTTGTTAACGTCACTCGTGATGAGGGCTTTATCTTTGCATCTAGGAACTTCACATACTCCGGATCGAGGATATCCCTCTCACCCTTCATGTAAGCCGCAAAGCTTTCCGCGAAGTACTCTGACTTGCTGGAAGTAGCATAGCCGGAAATCTTTCCGGAGAACTCCGACATTCTGGAGCCCAGTGAGTTGGTTGTCTTCGGATCAAGCATCGTCCACTGCACATGATGTCCCATTTCATGAGTGAACAGGCCCTGTACCGTATCACCATCCACAAGCTCTCTTCCAGCTTTCAGGTACCGTTCAGCCATCGCCCGCTGCCGACCAGACAGTTTATCCAGGTTACCCATGACGGTATTCCAGGCATCTTTTGAACGGTCCATATAAGCCTGCAGGGTTTTCGAATCCTTCAAGACCGCACCATTGATGTTAATGCCGTGCTGAATCGGATCGTAGGAGAATAGTGCATCCGCGCCACCAGGAAATGCTTTCTTTCCTGCTGCGGTCTTCGGCGATACCACCCTGATACCGGATAGCTTCTCCAAATCCGGGAACTGATCGTACACGTTCGTAAGAGCTTCATTGATGGCATTTGCATGTTCAAGAGAAATTCCCTTGAATATGGCCTGCCCTTTGAAGGTGAAATCCATGAAGTTCTTCTGGATGTACTGTTGAGCGTACTCCTGGGCTTCTTCAATGGTCTTGGCAGGAGTAAATGCAGAAGCTGCCGCCGGTTCTATCTTCGGTGCCTTTATCTCCGGAGCTTTTGCCTTTGGTTTTGCCGATGCCACCTTAGAAAGATCTCTTTCCGGAATATCCACCTTCAGCCCATCCTGATAAATCCGCTCCTTCTGCATCGGCAGATCCATCTTCTTGCTGAATGCCTGGTACTCCTGCAGCGTGCCCTGGTATCTGGCCTTCGTCAGGGTGATGGTGTCTTTGATCTTGGCAGCTTCTTCTTCGCTGACGCCTTCCATGCCCTGCTCCAGCAGGTGCACATCCTCACGGTACTTCCGCGCCCGGGTCTCGAGCTGCCGCTGCCTCTGCAGGGCCTCATAGGTGGTGTATTCCTTGCCCATGTAGGTCTTCGGCGTGTTCTCTTCCGCATGAATCCGTTCAAGTTCTTCGTCGCTGTAAGTGCGGACATCGAATTCCGGATCAAAGGCATTGTAGTCATGATAGCAGTTTGCCCCGTGCAGGCCTGTCACGGTTCCCAGGCCGCACACGGTCCGGAGCTGCTCCATCGTCCAGACCTTGCCCTCCCATGGCTGATGTGTAGGACGGGCGCCAATGTGCACTGTGACCTCGTAGGTGTCGAGGTGAAGATCTCTGGCCACCTGCTCGTTGATCTTTCCCTGCACCTGCCGGAAACCGGTCATCACGGCGCGCCTGGCAGCCACAGGAACACGGTTGTGCCATCCGGACTCATAATCGATCCACCGAAGGCCTGAAGCCGTCATTTCGTTGATTGTGCGGCGCAGGACGGTGTTGTAATCAAAGGCACCGGAATGGATGTCCATGATGGCCTCATCCAGCGTCTTGACGTAGTAATCCGACAGGCTGAAGCTTCTGAGACGTCTGGCCGGATCCGTGGTAACGAACCCCAGGGAGCCGGTCATGTTCCGGAACTCTTCCATCGTCTGGGCCTTGATGGCCTCCAGCGTCTGCTGCAGCTCGTCATTATCTTTGAAGGGAATAAACGGCTGGCCATGCGCATTGTATGCCCTGGCATGGCCCATGTACTGCTCATACACCTCATCGGAGAAGATGCGATCCACTTCCTCCTCGGTGGTGTCCAGCGCCTGCCGAATCCATTTGCGGATATCCTCTTCCGCCATGCCCAGCTGCTGCAGCCGTGAGATCTGCCAATCTGCAGAGGCAGTGGAGAAACCGTTAATCCTGATCCTCCGGACAATGTCATCCATGATCCGGATCTGCAGCATGTTCATCTGCTTAACGATCTCGGCCGGGAGCTTTTCCAGTTCGCCCTGGGTCATTCGATCACATCCTCATCCATCTGCACCATCTGCTTGGCGGTCTCTTCGTCTTCGTTGTACCATTTCATCCGGTACTGCCAGAGCGGCATGGCCCCCATGGCCACGTCCTGACGGTCAGCGGACCGCTCGGCCTGCTTGTCCTCAATGATGCTGTCATCGAATTTGATGTCGATATCAACATTCTCGTTAATACCGGCGCCGACCACATTGCCCAGCCGGATGATGATCCGGCAAAGCTCGATCAATACCTGTTCCAGGATGATTTCATGTTTATTCAGTCGGCGGAACATTTTACTGTTCTCGGAGACAACCTCCGTTGCCGTCTTTACCTGGCCGCTTTCGAAACGGTAGTAATGAGGGCCGAAACCGCACTTCAGGGACAGATAATTCAGGTCATCATTGAGCGCCTTGCTGTGCTGCTCAACCCTCAGATCCAGATCCACCTCATGGATCATGCCGGTGCTCTGGTCCTTGTCGGCATAATCATCAGGCAGCTTGTAAAAGACGGTATCCTCCGGATCAAAGGCAGGGGAGCCGTCATTGTTCCGGAGCATCTCCGGAGCTACAAAGATCCGTTTCCTGCCCAGCTCGAACTCGTTACAGTAGCTGTCATATTTAACATCCAGGGAGCGCAGCACATCGATGGCATTAGCAAAGATGGCCACGCCCATCGGATTGCTCTCGTCCTCGTCTGCGTTGTTGGTGATGTTCAGGCGCTGGATAACGAACTGCGGCTCTGCGGATCCGGTTTCCATCAGGGGCACCAAGGTTTCAAATGGCTTAAGCTCATGCCACTGCTCCGGCGTCAGATCTGTCCAGCTCTCTCCTGTGGTCCCGCGCTCCACCACGCTGTTTTCGATAACATACAGGCCCTCAGCATTCTTCCGGTGATGCTGAAGATGAATATACTTCTTTCTGGCAACTGTCTTAGGGAAGGCGAAGATCACTTCCGTGATCCGGTCATTGTTCCAGGATACCGGGAAGATGTTCCCTGCGCTCACATAGTCAATGCCGATCCTTCCGCTGATCATCCGGCCTGCGCCATCGGTCTCCGCATCGTACAGATAAGGGACAAATGCGATGGTGCCCGTGTAGGCCATGCGCTCCTGGTAGTCATTTCCCAGCACCCAGAAGTTATTCTCGTCAAGAACGTTGATCACATATCTCTCAGCCGCCTCATTAGACATCACAATCTCAATCCGCTCATTGATCAGCAGATCCGCAATATCCTCACAGACCATCTTTGCCATGCCGAGAGATTTCCGGCGCCTGCGGACCTTCTCGCCTTTGCCGGTATAGACATAATATGTCGAATGCCTGGGCACATTGCTGTTATACCAGTTCTTCCAATCAGCTATCTTCTTCCAGAAGGAGGCGTCCGCTGTTTCAATACCCTTCTTGCGGAAGTATTCAAATATTGTCATCGTAATCATCCTCCTGATCCAACGGATTTATCCAGGCATCTTCTTTTTCGTCTGCCGGCAGCCAATGCTTAAGCCAGCGCCATGCCCCCATCACGGCATATCTGATCGCGTCCATTGCATGGTCGTTAACCTTAACAGGCACTTCTTTGCCTCTCTCGATAGACTTTTTGTCGTACTCATAAATGCCGAACTCCCGGATCGCGTTCTGCTGCGCCGGTGAGATCGTCATCACATCAAAGGTCAGACACTTCTGCACCCGGCTGATCCCCAACGTCACGTCATTCTGAGCGTCGCGCACATGAACCATAAACGGCAGCTGCGTCTCCCTGATCCGGCGCTTAATCTCTTCCTGAAGGCCTCTGGCGGATGGGTCCAGGAATAAATAAAAGACACCGACCTGCAGTGTCTCATTCATCCATTCAGCCAGGCTGATCAGCTCCTGCGCATAATCGCCTGGCGTCTTCTGTTTTCCGGTCTCGCGGCCGCTGTGGTAGAACTCCGCAGCTCCTCTCATCTTCTGGTGGTACGTGTCCAGGACAAAGCCCTGGAAGGTGGTAGCGTTCTGTTGCCCGTAGTCACCACCGATGATGCCAATATTGTAAATGCGGTCCTCCGGCAGCTTCTGGATGTGCCGGTTGCCAAACATGTAGTAAATCAGCTCATCAACGCCGACCGACTCTCCAAGCCATACCCAGCGGTACATCTTCGGATCCGCTTCCTTCATGGCCTCTGCGGAATTGATCAGGTCCTGCCCGAGCCAGTCAGCCGGAACATCTCTGTAATCCGTATGAAGGTGGATGCAGTCAGGCCGACGTTCCATCTTACGGCACCATTCGTTGATCGCAGCATTCGGGTTCTTCGGAGGGTTGTACAGATACAGCATCTGGAACCCTGCCTTGTTGCCCCTGACGAAGGTTGCCTCGATATTGACCAGCTCATCCTCGCCCTCGCCGTCCTCGAAAAACTCCGTCAGCTCATCCAGTATGACAAGCTTGATGGGATGATCTTCGTCAATGATACCCTTAGTGTCATCAATTCCATCAGATCCGGAGAAGTACATCGTTGTTTCGTGTTTTCGATACGTGATCTCCATCGGGGATTTCGTGACTTTAAAACGGTTCTTCGGGATCCCCAGGCGGTTGATCCCCCTGAGCATCTCCTTGTACACGGTCTTGCGCAGCTTGTTATGATGCTTGCGCAGCACAACAATGGATCCAGCCGGATCATCAATCAGCTGGAAGTCCGCCCGGATCGCTGCAAAGGAAGACTTAGTCCCGGCACGGCCCGACGTCAGGATGATGTGTTTGATATTCCTGTTGTTGAAGATCGGCAGGTACTTCGGGATCACGATCTCCGAGATCTTAACCTGGCGGCGCATCGTTAATCACCTCAATCCCGTCATCTTCCACGTAGCCTGTTTCCTTCGGCTTCTCACCGAGGCCGTCCCGGATCAACTCATAGGCTTTCAGGTTCCCATGCTCTGCCATCGACAGGAGCCGGTTGTTGATCTTTGCTATCCGCTCCGGTGTGGCTTGCTCCCGAAGATCAGCATTCAGCGACTTGTAGACAGCCCTTGCCTCTCCGGATGCAATACCTGCTTTTGTTGCCTGTTTTTTTCTCTGTTTCGGAGTTCTTTCGGAGTTCCTGATCAAATTGGCTCTACTATTCGGATTGTCACCTCGTGGCATTCACCTCACTCCAATCAAGCCCGTGCTCTCTGACAATTTCCCAGAATTCCTCCACATCATGAGGTACAATGTAATACTTCAATCCGGTATCCGTATACTCGATGCCAACGTGATGCAGCTCATGCCTTATCAGGATCCGGAGCTGCTCCTCCGTGAAATCAGAAATATTGGGCTCATAAACGATGATAAAAAAATCATATTTGCAGCACCAGGCATACTTTTCTTCCACTTTACAGCACTCGGCAAATATGACCTTATGATTTTTGGTTTTCTCTTTCTGGCAAGACAGATAAGCAATTCTCACATCTGACTCATACAGATCGCAGAACTCAGGGAGCTCCCTGATCAGCTTCCGTCCTATATCACCATATTTTCTACAATGTCTCATGGTCCTATAATAAAAGCGGGGCTCGCCACCCCGCCTGGTGAATTTATAGAGCGCCATGCGCCTTGCGCTATAGCCGCAAAGGATACACCCAAGCAACTGTTTAGCCCAATCAAAAAGGCCAGCTTTTACACTGGCCCGTAAGGGAGGAGTTAATGAAAAAGACATGGAGTCGTTGCCGCATTCGGCAGTATAACTATATCACAGACATGTAGTGGTGTTTCAATGGTGTTCTTCTGTTTTGTCCCGGACTTTTTCAAACGCTTTCAGCGCACGCCCATGCATCCTAAACAATTCCCGCATATCTGATGCGTCCATTGCCGCCGCCACCTGTGACCACCGCATGCAGTCGACATATTTGTATGTGAGCAGCCGCCTGTAGTTTGGCCTGTCCACCAAGCTTATTTCATACATTATGCGTCCTTTTAGCTGCATCAAATGGTCAATCTCAGCATACCACTTCTCCGTCAGCGCATCTGCCTTAGCAATCAGCCCCAGCATTTGATCATCCCGCGCAGAGGTCTGTACCCTGTCTTTATCGTAGCTGAGCCCCCTCACGCTGTACATGAGGCTTTTAAGCTCTTCGATCTGCCTGGTATATGCTCTGATCTGCGCTTCGCAGTCAGCGATCTGCAATAGATATTCCTTAGCCGTCATCCTCTCACCTTCGCGCTCCAAAGATCAATACTGTGATGTACACACCAGCTATGATGCCGGTGCTTAAGCCAATCAAAAAGATCCACATGTTATCATTCCTCTCTGTACGGTTCCGGCAGTGGCATCCATGCTGTAATCTTTAACGGGTCTAATGCCGCATCAAAAATACAATCATACCATGTGCCCAGACCATAGTTAACCGGAATAATCCTCGTTTCTTCTCCATCAACATATGTAACAAGAATATCAGTATTTTCTTCCGGCAACCTCTCACTGCAGGGTATCCATCCCCCATGATAATACTGACTGCTCCGCTCCATGTTCGATGCTGACAGCTTTGCAGACAGCAGTTCAATGGTATCTGCAGCATCGCTTATCAACTTTGCCAGCTCGCCTTTGCGGTCATTCGCATAGGCTCTCAATTCGTCTATCTGTTTACTTGTTAGGCTCATTCCTGCACTCCTTCCTCCGCTCCTTCCTTGTATGGTTCCGGCTTTCCCGGCAGCTCCCACCATCCATCAACGTACAGATCATTCTGGGTGAATGTCTCATCCATATCACCCATGCACCACTTGCCGCCGTCATCATCTGCTTCCCACCTGCCCAGCATCGGCACGCTGTAATTGCTGAAGCTGACCAGCACCAGACGATCATCATCAGGAAATGTAATCGGATCATCCTCAAAGATTTCGTGCCAATATGTTTCCCCTGATGGCATGCCGATGATTTCATCAATTGCATCATTCACGCCGCCTAGCCACCGGGCTTCCTTCTTCTCTGCGACCATGCATTCGTACAGCTCCCGGACGCTTTCAAAGCCTGCCATTTCAAGCAGTCTGTCTATTACCGCCTGACGGTATATCAGATCATTCCTCATCCCGTTCACCTCTCATATCAGCGCCGCAGTTCGGGCAGTAATCCCATATTGGTATGTATTTCGTGAACCCAATTGTCGGAACATCTTGTGACTCTCTGCAAAGAGAACAGACAAAACGCGTCTCGTAAACACTGTTATTATCTGGTATCCACCGCCCCTTCTTCCGCTCTGGCTCGATGGTCGTCTGTTCGTCAACCATATCAGCACATTCACGATACGCATCTGCCCATGAAGTACTAGCTCCCTGATTCCAGTCATCATATGCTAGGCTTTGTAAGTGATCTTTCAGTGCGTCAGCGTCTATCAATCTCATCCTGTTCCCATCCTTCCCAGTCAATCGCCTGACCGCATGACTCGCAATATGTTACTTTGCGTTTGCCTTCGCCAAGGAAATGCACCATCCCCAGATAGCAATCACAGTTGGGGCAGACAGCTTGCCGATGTGGTACCCCCCACGTCCTATCTATTGTTTCGTTCGGCTTCACGGGTATATCACGTTCCGGCTCTGCGGATGGTAAATGATCATCTTTCACATTCTCAGAAATGTACTCCCTGC